CCGACAGAGTCGGAACATCTCCTTCGTGCTTTAACGCATGGGGGTATGGGATTCACTACTGACATCGATTAGACGTAGGTTATGAGTCTACGAATCACGGATAACCGGTTCCTAAACTGTTTGATAAGACAGCATGGAATCACCGATTATTAGAATGTTAATAGACGGGAACTAGAGCGAGCTAGGTAGAATTACCTAGGACTACTCTTGGCGTCCAATAAGACTCACTTGTAGCGGGCTAATCACCCCCTACCTGTAAAACTTATTAGTTGCTGTTCTATCTATTAATCTCGACGCCGAAAGGCTGGTCTTAAATACATGGATTTTCAACTTAATGAAAATTCTACCAAGAGTTTTATCTTGGGTATCTAAGAACTACTTTCCACAGTTCGAGGCTGAGACGGCCAGAGTACTGACAAGTTATAATGACTTGCTTCGTACTCGTGGTACCATCACAGCTGTGAAGTTATGGAAACTAAATCGTCTGGCTTTAGAAAGATTTCTTTCTGGTAATCCTCTTCCTAGGGGATCAGGAGTTCGGTTAGACCGTTATGGTCTGCCGTTACTACTAGGATCCCCTCTTAGAAAGGGTGTACTTAGTCTGGATCCTCGTGCAATACGAGCATCCATGACCGTACTTTCCCTATCTAGGAAGGAGCTCGGAGGTTCTCCAATTGACTTTTCGCCAATTGTTGATCCCTCTTATGCCCACAGCAATACTATCGATAGTATAACTGATTTCGCGAGAGAATATTTCGCGTATATCAATTATCGACCGTATAGTATTCCTGACCCGTCCTTGACGGTGGAGGATTATTTGAAAGGTCTTACTAGAGCGCAGTGACTAGAAGAAAGTGTTCCTTTCCATTATACCACTAAAAGTGGTCCTAATGGTCCTGCCCTTCAAACGGCGCTTGGTGACTACCTATTGTTGACTCCAGAAATGAAGTCGAACATGGCAGTCCTTGAGCCTCGTTTGAAAGCAATCTTTGATACATTGGATCATCCAGATATGGATATTCCTAATTACCAAGATTGATTTAAGCAGGTGATCAAATTGAAGGATAACTATCAACCTAAGTTGAGAAAATTATCACTTCGAAAAGATAAGGAAACGAAATCTCGTCTATTCGCCATAATGGATTATTGAACTCAGAGTTCTCTGAAGGGGATACATGACCACCTGTTTAAGGTGCTTAAGTCTCTCCCTCCAGATTGCTCTTTTGATCAATTATCAGGACGGTCTCTTGCTACTGTTCCGGGTCTAAAGGTATCAGCGGATTTAACCGCTGCTACTGATAGGTTCCCGATCAGTTTACAGGAGAATGTCTTAGCCATTATGACCAATTCAGCGTTTTCGAGCGCTTGGAAGTCCCTATTAGTTGATCATCCGTTCCATTTTGCAGGTAATACCTACATGTATGGAGCAGGTCAACCAATGGGAGCTCATTCTTCGTGGCCAATGTTCACATTATGCCACCACATCGTCGTCCAATACGCTGCTAAGCGTACCTTGGGCCGATGGGCAACTGAACTGGATTATCGTCTTTTAGGCGATGATATAGTTCTTGTTGGTGATGCATTCTCTTCAGAATACATGACTGTCATGGGTGAACTTGGTGTTGAGATTAATCTTCAGAAGACTCACTCATCCGAACGGATGTTTGAATTTGCTAAAAGACTGATCGTCAACGGTATCGAAATGTCAGCGTATCCGCTTGACGGCTTGATTGCCTCTAGTAAATATTATTTACTAGCGGGTTTTCTAGTCGAACAGGCAGATCGTGCATATCCTATACCCACATTGAAGGGCCCCTATTCGATTTCTTCTTTCCTGCAATTAACCATCGGCTCTCATAAAAGCCGGTTGGTTAAGTCGCTAGTAGTAAAGGTTTTCGATTTTATCCATATGTCTCGGTTAATCACCGAACACGTAGACAAAGTCGAGCAGTATGCTTGCCTAGTTAAATGGGCAAGTATACAACCTTTAGTTACTATACCATATCGTAAAATGCTTCCTGATATTGTCAAACCAATAACCTCATGGTTATCGGCCCGACTTTATCAAGCATATGGAGATATGATAAAGATTGAAGACCGGAGAATTGCCGTTCACTATGCATTGTGGCGTAAAGCCTTAATGCTGGTGGAGGGCAAGTCCGGGGGATTAAGCTCGAATGACGCTTTAGCTTATGGGCCTCTTTCTCTTTCTTCCGGTACCGGGAGCTTCTCCTTATTTGGAGTCGTTCCTGTGTTAGGCTCGGTCGCGCAAAGAGCGTACGAAAGTACGGTCATTGCGTCGGATTTACCGAGACTAAAACGGACTGATGATGTTTACCAACACCTTCATAAAATGAAGATGGTGATGTTACCTGACTTAGCGGGTGTTAACCCTTTAAGAAAGACTGACATCGTCCTTGGTACTCGTTCAGTATTTAGTAAGCAAGTCGCCAAAACTATGGCGTCTTATCAGACTAAATACCTGTAAGCCAATAAATAACTTACAGAGGAAAAGTAAGATACCCGCCTTATCCGAATGCTGTGCAATGATTATCAATCACTGCCCAGCGGGGTGGATAAGTGCTACTCCCGT